AACGGCTTTCAGCCAGCTTCTCCGCCGCCGATATACTTTCCTCCGCCTGCCGCAGGGAATCCCCCGAAAGCGCGTTTCTGACGTGCTCCCGCATTGCCTTAGCCGTAACCATGTCGTCCTGTGAAATGTCGCCTGCCTTGCCGCTGCGGACGAGCAGGTCATAGCAGATATTGCACACCGCCTTGTTCTGCTCCTCCCTGACGAGCGTCTCCGGAAGCCCCAGCTCGATGAGGTCGAGCAGCGCGTCCGGGTCGCGGGCGAACACGCCGGAGCCGGAGGCTCTGTCCATGCTGCGCTTCGCTCCCTGCGCTCCCTTTGAGTGATGGTGGCAGTATATCACCGCGCAGCCAAGCTCCGTGCAGACCTTGTCGAACTGGTTGCAGAAGTGCGCCATCTGGTCGGCGGAATTCTCGTCGCCGGTTATGACTTTATATATCGGGTCGAGGATTATCGCGAGGTAATCTCGCTTTGCGGCGCGGCGTATCAGCTTCGGCGCGAGCTTGTCCATAGGCACCGACTTGCCGCGCAGGTTCCAGATGTCGATGTTCCGGAGGTTCTCCGGCTTCCAGCCGAGCGCGTTGTAGATGTCAGCAAATCTGTGCTCGCAGGAAGCCTTGTCCAGCTCCAGATTGACGTACAGAACACGTCCCTGCGCGACTTTCCAGCCGAGCCACTCCCGACCCTCCGCGATAGCCGCGCACAGCTCTATCAGCGCGAACGACTTGCCCGCCTTCGAGGGTCCCGCGATCAGCATTTTGTGCCCCTGCCGGAGAACTCCACCGATAAGCGGCGGCGCAAGCTCCGGCATGTCGTTCCAGAAATCCGCCGCGTTCTCGAAGCCCGGGAGGTCGTCGTTCACGCCCTCTATCCATTCCCGCCACTCGTTCCAGTTCGCCTTGCCGATGTTCGTATCGACGATGTACTGCCGGTTCTCGCCGCGCTGTACGCCCGGAATCCTCGACAGCCGCGAAGGATTGCGGTTCTGCGTGTCGGGCTGTAAGCCGTTCTTCTGGCATATCTGGTAGAGGAAATCCACCCGGCGGCGGTACTCCTCGTAGTTCTCCGCGTCGATTCGGACGATAGCGTGCAGGCTCTTTTTGCCGCTGTAGACCAGCGCCGCGACCGGGAGCTCCAGCTCGCGGATAATAGCGTTCTGCTGTTCGATGTCGACGTTGTCGCTCTCCACCAGCGCGTAGCGGAACTCCGTTACGTTCTCGTTCTTGATACCCCTGCCGTCCAGCGGGTTGAAGCGTATCCACGCCCCCGCGCGCGGGTTGTAGTCCCCGAGGACAGCGCCGACATCGCCTCCGCATTTCGACAGGTGCGCGATGAGCTGACCCGCCGTGCGGTCGTAGGCGCCCTTGTTCGCGGGAATGAACCTGCCGTCCTTTTCGTAGCTCTGCATGACATAGCCCACCTTGTCCTCCGGCTCGAACAGCGCTTCCAGGTAGCGGATTATTTCCCGCGCGGGATTCCAGTCGGCGGGCGGGTTTATCTCGCGCCCCTCCACCCAGTTTCTGTTGACCACGACATGTTCCTCCGGGGCTTCGTATGATATCTCGTCGTCCCAGTCCAGGGCGCGGCTTTCCGCGGCGGGCATTCCGCGCTCCTTTGCGAGCTGGACTATCGTCGCCCCGGTGACTGGATTTGAAGCGCCGTTGAAGCTCTCCCACTTCTTCGCGCACTCGCCGGAATGATAGCGGCTGTCGCTGCGGCTCCAGTCGTCCCACACGGAGCAGGGCAATCCCTCCTGCTTCAGCGCCATGCCAACGTTCACCCAGGTCTGATAGTCCAGCGACGCGGGGTCTATGTATTTTAAACATTCTGTTAGATTCATAAGCACCTTTCTTTCAAATTCGGAATTCGGAATTATGAATTCGGAATGAATGTGTCCCGCTCCGCGGGACTGATTTAAATTCGATACGATCGGAATACGTCCGCGACAGCGGACACCGAAATTCCGCATTCCGCATTCCGAATTTCGAATTATTCTGGCGTGTATTCCGCGGGAATTACGCTGTGCGGTACGCGCCAGCCGTTTGCCGCTATCCGCGTTATCATATTGCTCGCCTGCTGGAACGTCCATTCCCCGACGTGCAGGAAGCCTTTATTCTCCAGCAGGCGTATCTGCTTCGGGGTGGAAAGTCCTTCCATGCGGCGCTTGTTCAGGCGGTCGAGGAGCATTGCCGCCTTGCCCGCGTTCTCTATCTCGTTCGGGTAGATTCCGAACTTTTCCAGCGCGTCGAGCTGCTTCTGCGACGGCGGGGACATCTCCCAGCCGAACGACGGAACGTAGCCGGACAGGTCCTGCGCCTGTATCGACATCTCGAACTGGAGCGGGTCAACTAACGCGCGCTTGCGCTTACGCATTTCGCTGAGCTGCTTCGCCAGGGCTTCCTCCCGCTGAGCTACTACGTCGGTTTCCGCTCTTTCTTCGGCTTCGGTGATGTCCAGCGGACAGCCCGCCGCCGCGAGGTTCTCCGTCATTTTCTGCGCTACCTCGTCGCTCTCGCAGATGAGGTGCGCGGGTCTGCACAGCTCGTGCCGCTGAGTATGCCAGAGGAAGTCCAGTAACAGCAGGTCTTTCTTGCCGGGGCTGAGCCGCGTTCCTCTGCCCACCATCTGGCAGTAGAGTCCGCGCACCTTTGTCGGGCGGAGGACTATCACGCAGTCCACGGAGGGGCAGTCCCAGCCCTCGGTGAGGAGCATTGAATTACAGAGCACGTTGTACTTTCCGGCTTCGAAATCCCGGAGTATCTCCGCGCGGTCGTCGGAATTTCCGTTGACCTCCGCCGCCCGGAATCCGCGCTCGTTGAGGATATCCCGGAACTTCTGCGAAGTCCTGACCAGCGGCAGGAACACCACCGTCTTCCGGTCGGCGCAGGACTTCTGCATTTCGTCCGCTATCTGATAGAGGTAGGGGTCGAGGGCGGTGTCGAGGTCTGCGGCGCGGAAGTCCCCAGCCTGGACGGAAACCCCGGTGAGGTCGAGGTTCAGCGGGATAGTCAGCGCCTTTATCGGGCAGAGGTAGCCCTCCCGGATAGCGCGGGGGAGGGTGTACTCATACGCCAGGGAATCGAACACCTGACCGAGATTCTTCATATCGCCGCGGTCGGGGGTCGCAGTAACTCCGAGGACTTTCGCGCCGCTGAAGTGCTGTAATATCCGCTGATAGCTGTCGGAGACGGCGTGATGAGCCTCGTCTATTATGATAGTGTCGAAGTAATCCGGCAGGAACCGCGCGAGCCTGCTCTCCCGCATGAGGGTCTGCACGCTCCCGACGGTTATCCGCCAGAACGAGCCGAGGGAGGTTTCCTCGGCTTTCTCGACGGCGCAGTTGAGATTGCAGGCTTTATGTATCTTGTCCGCCGCCTGCTCCAGAAGCTCCCCGCGGTGCGCCAGAATGAGCACGCGTTCGCCGCGCTTCACGCAGTCCTCGGATATCTTCGCGAAAACTATCGTCTTGCCGCAGCCGGTCGGGAGCACCAGCAGGGTGCGCTGTACGCCCTGCTCCCACTGACCCAGCACGGCGGCTTTCGCTTCGTTCTGGTAGGGTCGGAGCTGCATAGGAGCAGCCGGAGTGTCCGGTTCAGCCGGGGCTGTGCTTTCCGCAGGGTCAAGCAGGGTAATCTGATTTTCAGCCATGGGATATCACCACTTTCCGGGAGTGAATACTCCGGTAGGCTGACCGGAAGCCTGCTGCTGACCGGAAGTCTGCTGATACTGCGCGGGATCAGTCTGGACAGGCGCAGGGCTTCCGGGTTCGTAGAACTTGCTGATGTCGTTGGACTGTCCGGTCTCGCCGTTCTGCTTGGTGTAGGTGCGCACCTTGATGTGGCAGCGCCCTGCCGCTCCGGTGACGGCGTTCCAGTTCATGTGGAGGGGTTCGCCCTTGCGTTTCAGACCGATCCCGGTGAAGAACGCGGAGAGCAGACCCTCGCAGCGGGTGTGCAGGAACAGATTGTGCTTCAACGTCGCAGCCGAGCCGTCCGGAAGTTTTACCGACAGCGTGACTATCGCCTTGTTGCAGGGCGGTAGCTTCTCGCTGCCCTCGTGCCTGCCGCGTTCAAATCCGGTCACGGTGAAGTCGTAGTCGCCCTCCGGAATGATGGTGAAGTCGCTCTCGCGGGATATTTCGTCGTCCCAGCCTAATTCTCTTTCGATGATTTCTGACATTGTGTGGTGTCCTCCTATGAATTTTATCGGGAGATTTTCTTTCCTCCCTGACCGAGTTTAGCATGTAAAATACTGCATTTTACTGCAAAATCAGAACGGGTATTTCTGTTCGTTGATGAAATCAACAATCTGCTTCCACGCACCGACCAGAACGCCGCTGACGAAATCCTCCGGGTAGGCGCTTATCGGCATGTCCTCCGGGAAGTAGCCTTTCATCGCGACCGCTGCGCGAATCTGCTGTTCTGTAATTCCGGACGCTGCCATAAGGTCGGCAAGGCTCTGCGGAATACCCGGATGAACTTCCGTCGCGGAAGCACTCGGAGCAGGCGCGGGCGGAGTTTCAAGGGGCTGAACAGGCGCGTAGATCTGCGCAATCTGCGCGTACTCCATCGGAATCTCCTCCGGGAGCCCGTAGCGGTTCTTGGCGTCCCAGCATGGGTGGTGCTGGGTGTACATCACGCGGCGGTTCCCCTGCGCCTTGTGCTTCTTGCCGTCCTTGTCCGTCTGGACTACGACGGTCTTGTAGTTGCAGAACAGCACGATGTCCGCCCACTCCTTTATCAGCGGGGATATCTTGTTCGTGGTCTTGCTGCCGAGCTTCATCTCCCAGCGGTCGTAGCTTCCCATCTCGTCCGGCTGCTCGAACTTCCGGAGAGCCGCGTGCGCGGTCAGGGTGACGTTTATCCCGGCGTTTATCACCTCGGTGAGCTTGTTCAGGAACTTCCCGAAGCTCTCCTTTTCGAACTCCCAGCCCTTGCCGTAGCCGAAATCCTCGATTCCGGATTTGCCGTTCTTCGCGCAGAGGTCGGCTATGCAGAGCTGCTCCGCCCAGTCTACGGTGTCAATTACGAGGGTCGCGCAGGGGCGCTTGTCACGGACGAAATCCAGCTCCTGGAGGAGCATTTCCCAGCTTGACGGCGCGGGTAATCTCGCTACGTCGAGCTGCTTTGTAGAGCCCTCGGTGTCGATGAAAAGGGGGCTTGGGAACTGCGCCGCGAGGGTCGTTTTGCCGATTCCCTCCGCGCCGTAAATCACCGTTTTAACGGCGGTGTGTACTTTTCCGGTTGAAATGTTGAAATCCATCAGAATACTCCTTTACTCCAGGTTGCCCTCTGCGGGGCGGCGTCCGTGCCTGCGCTGGTGATTGTCGGCGCGGCTGTAGCGGCTGTATTTGCAGGCTGTTCAGTCGGCTTCGCATAGCCGTCCTCGATGATGATACTGCACTCGCCGCCGGTGCTGACGCGGGTCGCTATCACCTGCAAGCCCTCCTGCTCCAGCCATGCTCCGAACTCCGCGAGGGTCGCGGCGTCCATCTGCTCCAGCTTGTCCATGAGGACGAATCCGCACTGCGGGTTCAGCCTGCGGACTATCGCCGCAGATACCCGGAGCTGCTCCGCGCCGCTCATGCAGTCCCACTTTGCGCCGTTGTAGGTGAGTTCGCCGTCCTGCACGGAAAGTCCCGGCAGCGGGAGGTCTGCGCCGTCCAGCAGGGCGGTTTTCTGCGCGCGGATATCCTCTATCTTCGCTGTCAGCTCGTTGTACTGCTCGCGGGTCTCCTGCGCCTCCGTGAGGGCGCGGTCGCGCTCGCGCCTTGCCCGGACTTTCGCGTTGATAACGTCGATGTCGTGAATGCTCTGCTCGATCTCGGCGGTGCTTTCGTCCGTGAGGTCGGCGGCGGACTTGCGGGCGGTCT